AGAAAAAGAAAGTAAAGAAAAAGAAGAAGAAAGAGAAGAATATAAAGAAGACAAAGAAGACAAAGAAGACAAAGAAGACAAAGAAAACAAAGAAGACAAAGAAGAAGATGAAGAAGAAGGTGAAGAAAAATTAGATGATAACATTAATACTGAAGCGGTTATTAATGAATATGTAAAAAATACCGATTGCAAACATAAAAAAACTACTGTTAAAGAAGATTTATATAAATTGTTTACATCTAAATTATATGAATTTTATTTTAATATAGACACTAATATGATTTGTTCTTTTGAATTAATATTATTTATTTTAAAAGATTATTTTAAGAATACAAATCCAAGTATATCTAAAATGACAATAGAAGAACTAAAAAAACTTTTAATTCAAGAATATTTTGATCATCAATATGCTGAATCATTATTAAGAATGGTTAAACATTATAATAAAAATCCTGCTATGAAACCATTAATTGAAAAATTAGATACATCACCATTTCTTAAAATAGAAGAGTTTGAATTATTACTTTCAGATATTATAAATAGTCCTGAATATTATGTTTCCTATATTGATATATATTTGATTGCAAGTAAATATAAATTACCTATCATAATTATTTCTAATAGTATAATTAATATTAGTGTTACTGAAAATCCATTTATTATTTTAAATAAAAATATTCAAAACAATAATTATTATTTTATAAAAATACCCAGCCAATATCATAGAGGCCAAAAAAATTATAAATTATTATATTTTTCTAATTCTACTACTATTAATATAGAAACTGAAATTATTGATACTAATAAATTATCACTTAAAACTAATATTTTATCTGAATTAGAAAATTTCAAAGACCATATTCTTGCTTCTATTATTGATAATGATATTAAAAAAATTCAACCCAAAAATAAAAAACTTGAAAAAAAAATGAGAGCAAATAAATAAACTAATTAATTTATATTTGATATCTATAGTATATATATGATATTATAAAAATATTAGTATAAAAATTAAACAAATAAAAACATCCTGTAATTATTTTACTTAATATTTTTAATAGTTTATTATTTTCATAAATATCATTTATTTTATATAGGCGCTTAGCTAATAAATTACTTTCTTCTATAATATTTTCATCATTTACATCATTATCATTTACATCATTATCATTTACATCATTATCATTTACATCATTATCATTTACATCATTATCATTTACATCATTATCATTTACATCATTATCATTTACATCATTATCATTTACATCATTATCATTTACATCATTATCATTTTCTGCTTCTCTTTCTACTCTTGCCATTACTATTTCTATATTATTTAATAATCTAAAATCATTTATTTCTCTTATTAAAATTGTATGCATATCTGTATTTATCGTATCTATTATATCATATATAGTCAGTCTAGTGTTTCTATATGATGTGTTTTTATTATTAATGAATTTAATTTTTTTTTGCATTAATAAAGCCAATACTAATTTTAGTTTATAACTCACAAAATTTCTTGAATTATTACTTTTAAAATAATAAATTGTAACAATATAGTTATAAATTATTTGATTAAAGTAATTTTTTATATCATCTAAATCAAGATTATAAAAATTATTTTTAAATTCAGCAGACAAAAAATTTATAATAACATTATCAAAATGTTTTGATAAAAATTGTGAAAATATTATTAAACTTTTAATTAAATAATTAAATTTACTTTCATTATCGAGAGATTTTATATAATTTTTAATAGAATTTATAGTTAAATAATTCTCGTGGTGTAAAAATAAATCTCTTATTTCAAAATTATTTTCATAATATAATTGATATACAGTAGGTATATTAAAGTTTTGTTTTTTACAAAACAAATAAAAATTATATAATATATTTTTATTTAAAGGTATATTTGTATATGGATTTTTTATTTCTAATGGTGATGAAAAAGTATTAGTATTATTTAATTCAATATTATTAGAATCATTAAATTTAAATAAATTACTCTTTATTATATTTATAAAATTTTCATATGTGAATTTGTATATAAACTTATTTATATACATATCAAACGTCAATATATTTGTTATATCATTTCCTATTAAATCTTCTGTATTATATACTTTTGATGTATTATATTTTAATTTATTGTAGAATGATTTTATTATATTATTTATTCTTTGTGATTTATAAAAAATATTTAATATTATTTCATTTTCTAAATGAATATTATATTTATAATATTTAAATTTTGTATACAAATCTATTATTTTTCCTGATAATCTTAATTCTTTTTTTTTATTTATTATTTCATCACTATCAATAATATTAAACATTAGTATTTCAGTAAAAATATTCTCTTGCATGTTATATAATTAACTATAAAATTTTTATATTTTTATAAATAAAAAATATAAGAATTTGATATTGTTATGTTTTATTAAAAATTTATATCATAATCATCACTTTTACCCATATTTAGAGCTTTAATATTAGAAACCATTGATTCTATTTCTAATTTATTTGTCGCACACTCATCTACATGATTATCTAGTTCTAATTGTTTTAATAAATCTTCTTCTTCTTCCAGTTCCTCTTCTGATGGTTTTATTTCTATCATTTTATCGATATCAAGTAATAATTTGAAACTACTTGTTCCATAATATCCTTCTTGTCCACACATTATATTTGCAGATACTCCGCGCATAATATCTAATTCGCCATGTCTTGCTGCTCTTAAAAACATTTCAGGAGTTTCTTCAAAAGATGCTTTTGCAATTGGACCAATATCATCATTATTAATACCATGTCTAAATATAGATACCATTTTATCATTACAACACATTCTATCAGCTAACATTGTTAAATGGTGATAATTAATATATGCACCATCAAATTCAATTGCTTCAGAAAATTCATCGAAAATAGCTTGTCTTCCCGCTTCTACTCCTAATATATTATAAATTTCAATTATATCATTACTAATTGTTTTTTTAGAATCTATAAAATCTAATGCTAAAATATCTAATAAATTTGTTCCAACGGTATCTAATACCCATACTTCTTTCTTTATATACTTTAAATCTATTTCTTCAAAATTATCTGTAATTTTCCGTAAAAGAACTTTTTTAATTTTTTTTATTCCTCGAAGAACTAAAGTATCTAATAGTTCATCTTGTAAATTTTTTAATATATAAATCTCATCTGACTGATCTAATGTTTCTGGAATATTTTTTGCTTTCTTTTTCTTTGATGCTTGGATATTTTTTTGCATTCTTATTCTAAAAATAATTTTATCTGAATTATAATCATTGTAGATACATGTAATATTATTATATGAATTTGTTAAAGCAAAATGTATATCTTCCATTGTAATATTTTTATCTAACATTTCTATTTTATTCATGCTTAATCTAATTATCCATTTAGATTTTTCTTTTGTACCATCAATACTTGTTTTACATTCGTCTAATAATTCTTCAAATTCTTTATATTCATTCATTATCTCTTCATCGTCTTTAATTAATGTATTTAAATCATCTGGATCAAAACATATTTCGCTTGACTCAACTATTTCTCTTAATTTTGTATGCTCTAAATTATTAATATATTCTTTTGCTTTATTTTGATCATATTTTTCATTTTCATTTAAATAAATTGTACATGAAGGATTTTTTGGATTTTCTGATAAAGATAAAATTTCTTCAATTCGTGGAACTCCGCGAGTTACATTTGATTTTGATGCTACACCTGCAAAATGGAAAGTATTTAATGTTAATTGTGTTGTTGGCTCACCAATACTCTGTGCTGCAATCATTCCAACCATTTCTCCTGGACAAATAATTGATTTTTTATAACAATTATTAATATTTGATAATAAAACTTCAATAGACTTTTTGGTTAATTTTTTATGCATAATTAATTCTTTAGGGGTTAAATAATAGTAATATAATACTTTAAATAGTTCGGTTGGTTTATTATACGTAATTTTATATAATTTATCTAAATTACTTTCTAGCATTTCAAATACTTCTAATGGTGTTATATCAACTATTACATTTTCTTCTTGATTTCCTGATATATTGTTAATTATATTAATAAATGAAACAGGAATATTTACACTACCTTTGTATAAATTATTTAATACATTTTCTACTATATTTTTACGTGATTTAATTATATAATCTATATATTCTTTACATTTCTTTTCCATTTCTGTTTTCTGTTTTTTAAATCGAGTATATGCTTGTTTTGTATATAATGTTGTATATATTGAATCTATTGTTTTATCATTTGGCATCTGATAATGACCATAAATTTCTTCAATTGACATAGTAATAAATCCTAATCCTTGCGATTCTACTTTTACTGGATCTATACCATCGTCGCCATAACTATATTGAATTATTTTATTTTTATTATTTCTAACTGTCATATCATATCCAATCATTAGATCTTCTAAACTTTTAATTAATCGTCTTTGAATATAACCAGTGGCAGAAGTCTTTACTGCTGTATCAATTAGACCTACACGTCCACCCATCGCATGGAAGAATAATTCTTCTGGTCTTAATCCACTAATAAATGAACTCTCTACAAAACCGCGCGCTCCAGGAGAATCATCATACTTTGTAAAATGTGGTAATGTTCTATTCTCAAATCCATATGGAATACGTTTTCCATCTACATTTTGTTGTCCTAAACAAGATATCATTTGTGAAATATTTAAATCACTTCCTTTTGAACCCGCATTTACCATAATAACAAATCTATTATTTTTATCTAAATTTGTTCTTCCTAATTTTCCCGCTTCAAAAGAAGCTTTATTTAATATATTATTTACTTGAGTTTCAAATTCTTCTACATTTGATTTTCCTGTTTTATTATCAAAAATACCTAAGTGTGTCTCGTCTATTAATGATTTTACTTCATTCTTTTTCTTTGTAATTACATCTATAATCTTATTATTTGTTTCTTTATCTGCTATTAGATCACTTATTCCAACACTATAACTATGAATTTTCATATATTCTGTTACTATATCCTGCAAATTATCAACAAATTCTTGAGAAGCATCTTCTCCAAAATCATTAAATATTCTTTGTAATAATCCTCGTGTTGTATCGCCTAATATACCTTTTTCAATATGACCTCGAATTATATTTCCATTATTTATTTCTAATACATTATTTGAACTCTCATAATCTTCTTCTTCTTTAAATCTCTTTGTCTTATATTTTAAACTAAAATTTGGTAATATTTGTGATAAGATTTCAAAACTTGTTATCTCTTTATTTGTTAAATCTACTGAATTTAGATCTATTTTTTTACAATGCATTAGTAAATTCATCGCTGTTCGACTATCAAATTTTATATCTTCACGTGTAAATAAATAAGTACTTAATAATGAATCTTGGAAAATACCAACAATTGATTTATTGTTTGCTGGACTTATTATATTATTTTTTACTGCCGCTAACATTTTTAACTCTGTTTCCGACTCTTCATCTTGTGGCATATGTAAATTCATTTCATCACCATCAAAATCTGCATTATATGGTTTTGTATCAGCTACATTCATTCGAAATGTATCACCTTTCATCATTACTCTAGCAATATGACACATCATAGACATTCTATGTAATGTTGGTTGACGATTAAATAATACTGCATCTCCATTTAAAATATGACGATGAACCTTATCACCTTCTTCTAATATTATTGATTCTCTGTCTACATATCTTAAACTTATACAATCTCCATTCTTTTTTTCATAAATTTTTGCACCCGGATATACATCAGGACCATTTAAAACAAAACTCATTAAATAATTCTTATTTCTTGCATTTACAGTTACTGGCTTTGTTAAATTTTTTGCTATCTTTAAAGGAACTCCTAATTCACTTATTGATAAATTTGGATCTGGAGTAATTACTGAACGCGCACTAAAATCTACACGTTTTCCCATTAAATTTCCTCTTACACGTCCTCCTTTTCCATTTAATCTGTCTTTTATTGCCTTTAATGGTCTTCCCGAACGTTGGGCTACTGCTGCTACTCCTGGTATCTTATTATCTACTAATGTTGCTATATAATATTGCAATACTGTTGTCCAATCATCTATTACATTTGAATTCGCATTTTGTTCCATCTTTTCTTGTAAAGTTTTATTTGCTTTTATTATATTTACAATTATATGAGTTAAATCATCCTCACTTCTTTGTTGAGAATCATGTTTTACAGATGGACGAACTGCAGGAGGTGGCACTGCCATTGTTTGACAAACCATCCATTCTGGGCGAGACCATATTGGACTAAAACCCATAAAATTTACATCTTCATCTGAAATTTTTCTTAAAATCTTTATTACTACTTCAGGTATTAATTTCATATTCATCTTACCGTCTTCTGTTTTATTAAATTCATAATTTTTTATTTCTTCTTCTTTTTCATTCCATTCTGCAATTAATGTTGCTAAACCTTCTTTTTTTAATTTTGGCTGTAAACAACCACAACCATTATGCGAACATTCTCCACATCGCTTCTTTTTACTTGCTATTGCAAATACTTTGTTCCAACGCTCATCATTATTATATTTTAGCAAATATGAATATTTATCTTTATTTATTAATAATTTACTACATTTAACACATACACATCTTAAAACTTTCATTAAAGTTGATAAATATTGAATATAAAATACTGGTCTTGCTAAATTTATATGACCAAAATATCCTGGAGTTTGAATATAATCCAGACCATCTGTCGGACATATAAATCCTGGCTCTAATATACCCATTCTTGGATCAAATAGTCCACCTAATACTGGTTTATTATTTACATAAGTATCTCTATTTACTATCTCGGCAACAGAACTTTTTTGTATCTCATGTGGACTTAATAGACTAAATTGAATTCCTATAATTTTAGATGGTTTTTTTAATTCATGACTAGTCATACTATTTATTATAATTATTATATATTTAAATTCATTTCAATTTTTATATTAATATTATTTATTTTAAAATTGATTTATTTTATTATTTTTTTATAATATATCATCTATGTCTATGTTTAATCATAAACATAATACTCGTCTCAAACACGGTGTAATAAAAAGAAAATCTTATATTGAGGAAATTTCTGATGCTTCATTCAATGATTCATCATCTGATTCTGATGATGAAGAGGACGAACAAAACGATTATATCCTTCATCATGATTTGCAATATAATATAGATGATATTTACAAAAAAGATTACAATCAAAACAAAATTTTAGCTAAAGATAAATTACAATATTATAAATTTTTAAATAAATTATTCCCTTCAAATTATAGTACATCTAAAATTAATAAAGTTAAAAGACAAAGATTATATAATGTAAATAATTCTAAAAATAATAATTCTAATAAAATTTTAGATACTATTGATTTTAATAATCTTACAAAATTTATTCAAGATAATAATAATAATAATAAACCCATTAATATTATTTTAAATCTAAAAGATAGCAATAATAATATATTTAATGATAAACCTAATAATAATGATAAACTACAATATTATATTTATGATGAAAATGAAAAATATCCCAACGATGAAGAAGAAGAAGAATATGAAGAAGGAGAAGAAGAAGAATATGAAGAAGGAGAAGAAGAATATGAAGAAGGAGAAGAAGAAAATAATGATGAAATGCAAGATGACGCACTTGATGAATCTAATGAATTACATAAATATGAAAATACTCAGCTTAAAAATGAAAAACTTAAAGAACTTAGTAAAAAACTCGTTGCCTCTAATTCTAAAAATGTCATTAAAGAATTAGTAACTTTGGCTAATCAAGAAAAACAAAAATTATCTAAATCTAAAAAATCTACACCTGTAGACAATTCTAAAAATTCTATTAAAAATTACAAAATATTTGATAAAATTCTTACTACAGAAAGTAAAGAATCTGAATATTTCAAAAAAAAAATGTCACGTGTTGAACAAGAATCTGCTATAAAAAAATTAAATACTATTAAAAATTTAACTACTATTGATACACCTTATCTTATTCATCTTATTAATATAGATATTCCCGATATATATAAAGCTTGTGCTTTAAAAAAAATTAATATGCTTCGTTCTATGGAAACTGGATTTGGTAATAGTGAATATTATAAAATTAAAGCATGGGTAGATACATTTATTAAAATACCATTTAATAAATATAATAATCTTCCTATAACATTTGCTGATGGAATTGAAATTTGCCATAGTTTTATGCAAGATGCTAAAAAAACTCTTGATAGTGTAGTATATGGTCTTGATGATGCTAAAATACAAATTATGCAACTTATTGGATTATGGCTTGTTAATCCTAACGCTATTGGTAGTGCTATTGCTATCAAAGGACCGATGGGAACCGGAAAAACTACTCTAATTAAAGATGGGATTAGTAAAATTTTAAATAGACCATTTGCACTTGTAGCTCTTGGTGGATGTGGCGATAGTGGATTTTTAGATGGTCATGATTATGTCTATGAAGGTAGTAAATATGGTAAAATTATTGAAATACTTATTAAATCTGGTTGCATGAACCCAGTTATTCTATTTGATGAACTTGATAAAATTAGTGATTCTCCAAAAGGAGAAGAAATTACAGGAGTATTAACTCATTTAACTGATACTACGCAAAATTCTAATTATACAGATAAATATATGTCTGAAATTACTTTAGATATGTCTAAAGCTCTTTATATTTTCAGTTATAATGATGAAACCAAAGTTAATCCTATTCTTAAAGATAGAATGTATAAAATTGAAACTAAAGGATATAAAACTAAAGATAAACTTGTTATTTGTAAAGATTATCTATTACCTAAAATACAAGAAATTTCTAAATTTAATTCTCATGATATTATCCTCTCTGATGATGTTATTGAATATATTATTAATGATTTTACTGAAAAAGAAAGTGGTGTGAGAAATCTTAAACGGTGTATTGAAATTATTTATACTAAATTAAATTTGTATAGATTAATGAAACCCGATGAAAATTTATTTGAAACCACTATTAAAATTGATAAAAAAGTTGAATTTCCATTTCATCTTAAAAAAGAAATAATTGATAAATTACTTAATCGCACAAATAAAAATGATATTCCATTTGGTATGTATAATTAAATACTTTCCTCTAACAACCAAGTCAAATAATATCTATTTAATGATTTATTTCTTAATTCTGAAAATCTAAAAAATACACACGCATCTTCTGTCATTTTTTTTAATTCTTTTTTAAAATTTATAAATCTATTATTATCTTTTTTTGATGCTATTATATAATTTGGATTTTGTATTATTAAATGTGTATTAAATTCTCTATTTGATATATTTAATTCAAACGCACCTATATAATAAGGACCTTTATATGTATTTACATCTTCTGGATAATAACCTATATAAAAATATTGATTACTTATATTTTTATTACAAAATTCTCTCATTTTAAATATATCTTCATATATAAATCCTGGATATATTTTACCTGAACCAGAATTTATCATATCATGTACCCATTGTTTCGACCATTCTACTGTTTCTAAATATGATACTAATTTTAAATATTTTGAACGAGGTTTTATATTTTCATATTTTTCCATTTTTTTTATCATTTTTTTTTCTTTTTCTTCTGCTTTTTTAAAATATTCTAATACCATTTTCTCTTGTCTTTTATTTCTTTCTTCGATAAACTTATCAAATGATATATATGTTTCATTATCATCTTTCTCTATTGCCATCATATCTATATGTCGACTTGATTTGTGTATATTATGAAATACTGTTTTTAATAAATAACTATTTGTATTTGATAATAATAATAATAATATTTTTATTACATTCATAATATTATTATTATATTAGTAAATATTTTATATATTTTTTATATATTAATAAATGTTTTCTATATCAAAAACTAAATTATCAAAAAAAAATACACAATATCATCCTTTTGTATATACTAATAATATGACTACTATTATTAATAATTCTAAAACTTTACATTTTTTTATTACAGGTATCATTCGCCCTAATCTTCTATATTTAAATTTCTTATCATCCAAGATTAAATATTTATTTTCTTCTTTTAATATTAAATTATATCTACTTACTTGGGATAATCAAAATATTAATAAAGAAACTATTATTGGATTTGATTACATTTTTTTTGAACCCGAACCTACCAATGAATACATATATACTAATATTACAAATAGAACTATACAACAAATAAAACAAGGCAATATGGAAAACTGGACTATTAATATATATAAATTGTTTTATGCGTTTAGAAAAATTATTGATAATATAACCTTACTCAATATTAATATTTATGACAATGATATTGTTTTTAGAATTAGACCTGATTTATATTTTCTTGAATATAATATTCAGGAAATGAACATTATATTAAATTCTTTTTCTAAAAATCATTACTACTTTTGTCCTCGTTATAAAACTGCTATTACTTCTTGTGATTGGTTTGGTATTTCATCTTTTTCTATATTTAAAAAAGTATATTATATTGAAAATGATAAATTATATAATCAATTAATTAAAAATGTTTGGAATGCTGAAGATGTAATATTATTTAATTCAAAAAAAAATAATATTAAATGTTTTTCTTTAAATAATGTTATTAAATTAAGATTGTGTAGAAAATTTGTTTCTGAAAATGATTATATTATAGATGAATATAAATAACTTTTTTTTATTTAAAAAAAAATTGAATACATTATTTTTTTTATTTTTACATTATCAACACTACTATGTGGTCTCAGATTGTGACAGCCAGCATGAACCGTGATGGTGATGAGTATGACCGACTTGGTCGTAATCTTTCTGCTCATCTTCGACGTCAGGAACTTGTACCATGGAAGGTAGTTGCGCGCAAGGAGCACTAATCTACTTAGTTAATTATCTATCTTGCATATTAAATAATGATAATACTATATTTTTACTTGCATAACTTAATGGTTCTGGTTCTTTTTTTATATATGTATCATGTTTTAAAAAAATATCATCTTTATTACCTTTTAATGTATTCGTTGGAGAGAAAAATAAATTTTTTAAATCTGAATCATTAATAAATGATTCATTTTCATGTTTTCTATTTAAACCTCTTCTTTGTAAATAATTCTGTTGGTCAGGAGTTATACACGGACAACCTCCACTACTTGAATAATTTGAATTATACATACAACATTCCGGTAAAAATTTGTTATTTTTTAAAAATAAATCACCTCCTTTTACTTGTATATTTGGATATTCTCCTAAATTATATTTATCATTTTTAAATATTTCACTTATACTATTACTCAAATTTTCTTCATAATTATTTAAATTTAAATTATTAAATTTTTCACTTTTTTTATTTGTATATTTTTTAATTGTATCAAATGGATTCTCTACTTCATTTTTTAATATAAACTTTTGAAAACCATAATATAATGATATTAATCCTAATATTACTAATTTATCAAATATTATTAGTAATAAAAATATGGAAAATAATATTTTAAAAACTTTATTTTCGCGTAAGTTTTCTATTAATTTCATTAAAATAACTAAATATTTTAATATTTTATTAAAATATTCATTTATGATTCTGGAGGCGGAAAAGTCATTGGTTACTATTCATCCTCGGGTACATATGATTCATCCTCGGGTTCACCAGTTCCACGCGTTGGATATGTATCGGATGAATCATCATTACTAATTGGTGTTAATGTTTTTTGTAATATTTCTGTGCATGTATTTGCAAAAATTACATATAAAACAAACATTAGTGTTGTATAAATAAACATAAAAACTACTGCTACTGACCATGTTATTACTGGAGCCCATGCCCAACAACCTATACAAAATACCGGCGATAAAGTTACTGCTATTACATAAAATAATGCCAAAAGGACTATTGAAATTGCTAAAGTTATAACTGATGGTAATACTACTGCAGTTAAAAATGATAATGCTGTCATTGGAAATATTAATTTTATTGAATCTACTAAAAGAACTAATTTATAATACATTATTGATACAAATCCTAAAAATAATCCTATAAAATCATTTATTGCTGCAAATATTCGTAAATTTTCTTTTATTATTCTTTGTATTCTCATCACCAATTCTCTAAATAAAGAAAGCAATAAATTAAATAAATGCATTATCCACGCTAAAAAATGTGTAAATATTGAACTCATAAATTTTAATATTTCAGAAAAAAAATTTATTATAGCATTTATAGGACTCATAACATCAAATGCTACATTTAACATTAAATCATTTAAACAATTTGTTAAATTATCTTTATTGAATGAATCTGACCCATTATTTATATGTTTTCCAAAAGGCATATAAAACGGGTTGCATTTATTCTTTTCCCAATTTAATTTTTCTATTGATATTCTTGATATTGTAAATGTATACATAACTACAAATGTTACAATTAATATTGCTACTATTGTTATCCAAATATCAACATTATATTTCTGAAAATAAGACATTTCATCAAAATATTGTTTAAATTTTTCCTGTAAATTATTTATTTTTTTATTTTCCATGTTAATATATGTTTCTATAATTTATTATTATATATTATTATATATTATTATTTATTATTATTTATGATATTGCGCCAAAAGTGGCAAGTTTAATAAATGAACCAGGTAATCCATTCCATGCTTCTTGACCAGCCATTATTCCTGATTGAATTACATAGAAAAGAATTGTTATTGTTGAAGATAATTTACTAAATGTATCATTTACACCTATAAATATTCGATTTCCACCATCTGCTAATGAATTTAATCTAGCATTTGCATCTAATGTGAAATCAAACATACTATCTCCTTGTAGATTTCCAAATAATTTTAATCTTTCAAATAAAGATGCAAATACTGTTCCATTTTGTGCAAAATATTGTAATGCATCATATATTGGATCTAAAAATGCACTCATAAAATCTACCTGGTTTGCTTTCACACATTCATTGAAATTTTTACCTATATCATGACCAAATACTCCAGCAAAAGGCATTATTCCTGGATTACATTTATAATAATCCCAGTTATTTTTTATATTTGCTATTCCTATACTTACTGCTAATAATGCATGTATTATACTAAAAATAAATAAAATTACTACTCCACTTCCTAAATCTCCAAATACTGAACTCATATTAAATTATATACCTATTATAATTATATAATTTAATTTTTTTAATTTTACTTACTATAATAGATTTTTATTTTTACTTTTAAGTTGTTTTAAACCTTCACATTGTGAGTTTACCATTATATTTGCTTTATTTCCTTCTACGCCTATATTACTAAAATTTGAACTACAATGATGCATACCCTCTATAAATGGTTCTACCATTTCTTTTATTTTAAATTCCTTATCTAAAATATCTTTTCTATTATTATTTTTTTTTTTATAATGTTTCGCGACATCATTCATATTATCAAATTCATTATTTGTTGCTCCTGATGACTTATTTAATTCATTAGACTTTTCATTTAAAGTCATACTCTCTACCAAATTATAATTTCCACAAAATAAAAATAATAATGTTAAACATATTAAACTTATTACAATTATTTTATACTTATTTTTATTAAATAAACCTACTAACTTATTTCTTAAATTCATTACTTTTTATATAATACTTTATTTTTATCTTTACAAAATTTATATTTTATTACTTAAATATATTATTATTTTTATATATATAAAAATGTCTCTTCTTGATAATCAACAAAAATTAGACCTTCAAAATATGATTAAAGCCAATGAAACTGAAGATGTGACAGAACATATTCGCAAATCTAAACAAAGCAATCTTATTAGAGATGATATTAAACAATTACTTTTTTTAAAACAAAAATATACTCGTCTTTCTAAAAGTAATCCTGGCGAATTTGATAAAATATGTGTCTCACAGTGTCAATTCTTATTTAATAATTATACTGATATTTTTAATAAAATTAAAACAGATACATTAAATCTTACTATTATGGATAAATTTTTAAATATTTTAAAACAAATTGAAGATGGCGAATTGAACCAACATGAAGGTTCTTATCTTGTTGGACAACATTTAAAAGAATTATATGTTGATAGTGCTCTCAGAAATCAACAAAAAATGGAAGCTAATGAACGAAAAAAAAAAGTACCTAAAAAACCCGTTATTGCTGAAAAAAATATATCTTATAAAGACTTTAAAAAAATGAATCCTTAACTACTATATCTCATTATTCTCTCGTGACTTCTTGCCCATAATACTATTGTAGGAACTTTTTTAAATATATAATAATTTCTACCCTTTTCTGAATTTTTTAAACAATTATATAAATTTTCCTGCGTCTCTTTTTCATCACAATTAAAATTTGTCTCACCATATACTTCATATATTAATTTTTTTAATTCTTCACTATTTCCTTTTATATTATTTATTAACCATTCATCATATTCTATCATTACTTTATTAGTATTTAATTATTATATTTTTTTAAACTGATATAAAAAATATAATATAACTATTATATTATAAATAATATGTTGACTAAATTAATTATCTTTAGTCTTGCTACTGTTTCTGCTTTCTTTAATCCCACTGTTAAATTATCATCCGGTAAAACCGCTACTTTAAATGGTCGTGGGCCCCCAGTTTTATTTTCAACTGGTCTATTTGGCACTATGCCTACACAATTTTATTCTGAACTTATTCAAAATTTAAAAAAAAATGTTACAGTTGTTACTTTCAATGGTCTTATGCCTATTATGCCTAAAGATGTTTTTGACCTCGCCGATAGTCTTAAAGTTGACACTCTCACATATGTTGGTCATTCATCGTTTAATCCTGAAATTCTTGAAACAGATAGAATTAATAATGCTCTTCTTATTGACCCTATTGTTATTCCTTCACTTGATTTTAATGGTGTTTTAAATGGCGGATTAAATTCTATTGATGCTAAATCTATCGATGTTGATTTCCCTGTCGTTGTTGTTAAATCTGAAAAATTATATGAATCTAAATTAGATTTACCTACTTGGCAAGAACTTCAAATTAATGGGGACGTTCAAAATGAAATTTTTGATGGTGTTGGTCATCCTGATTTATTAGATGATACTTGGGCCAATATTGCTAAAAGTACTGATTTATGGGGTACTGCCCAAGGAGAAATGATGCCTTTCAATGAATGGAAATATGATCATAAAAATACTGTTTCTCAAACACGTAAACAATTTAGAACTTATGTATCTAATAAAGTTCTTGACCTCGTTAATAATAAGCCTATCGTCTTGCCTCCTCAAATTCCTTATGACCCCGAAAAAAATACTATTAATGAAACACCACTTAACTAATATTTATTACATTAAAACAACTTAATAATTTATTAAAAATACTTGTATCTAAATTTTTTTTATCTTTTTTATCTTTTTTATCTTTTTTATCTTTTTTTATCTCTAATTCTACAATTAGACATAAAGAATTATCAAACGCATATTCTATTATTTTTAGCGAATTGGTTAAATCCATACAAGGTAAACCATTTAAATATAATATTTTATGATTTACTTTCAAATATTCTATACATTTCTTATTTCGTTCTAATTTTAATACTTTTATTCCTATATTTTTATCATTTGTATTTTTTGCTAATGTTATACCTGGCTCTTTTTTATCATCAAATATTATTTTTATTTCTTTTGTTTTTTCTTTATTTATTTTTTCTTTATTAAATGGGTTGTTTATAAAATCATAATCCTTATCTAATACTATTTGAAACATTCTTTTTCTACATGTCGGACATTTTGTTTCATTTCTTTTACACCAACGCATTAAACAATTATAACAAAAATGATGACCACAACTTCCATGACAACTATTTTTTATTATTTCAAAACAAATTGGACATTCCATTATATATTTTAAACAAAAAATTTTTATATTATATTTTATACTATTTTGCATTTAAAATATTAATCATCTTTATCTAAAGATTCTTTTAAATAAGTATTTGAACAAATCTTTTTTACTATCTTATCTTCTACATTATCTATTGGTTTTCCTAAAGTTGACATCGCACGAGCATAAAACATTTGCTTTGAATCATCTTGCATAAAATCTGGGTTTTCTTTTGTCCAATTTGTTAATGCTGTATAATTCTTATTTGATGTCTTCTTTATTACATGTTTTAATTTCTCTTTTGTTTTATCTTTCTCCCATTTATCATTATCTTTTATATATATTGTTTCTCGTTTTGTATCCGTGCAGTGCATCGGTCTCTCATATAAACTTAATTTATTCATATTATCCATTATTACTTGACTTATTCCTTTCTCTAATCCTTGTGTCTTTGTAAAATCTAATTGTTCTAATGATACTGATATTGACTTGATAAAATCACTCATATTTATCGCATCTTTACATTGTTCGTTTAAAAATACATTTATACTTAACCGCTGATTGTTATTTATTGTATTATTATTTGTTGTTGAATTATTATTTCCTATTTTTGGTATTATTTCTGTCATTTGTTTACTTTGTTCCATTATCGTTTTTTGTTGTTCTACCATCATACCACGTAATTCTTTATTTTCATTTACAACTGTTAAAAACATATCTTTTAATTCTAATTCTTTATCTAATTTGTGTTCTATTATTTCTTCACATTTTTCTTCTAATTCTAATTCTTTAGCTGGCTTTTGTTCTATTATTTCTTCACATATATCTTCTATATTACAATTTTTTTTGTGTCTCCATAAACCTGACCGGGATTTAAATTGTCTCTCGCAATTTACACACGTAAATATCATATTTGTGGGATTTTCAGGTTGCGAATTGTTGCTAAAATCCTCGCAACTTGTTGCGTCCTCCATTTTTTTATGTTTTGCTGTGCCTAAATGTTTGTTATAATCTTTTTTACTATCTGTAGAATAATCACATTTTTCACAAATATATTTTTTTGTTAAAATTTCGGGATTTTTGGGATTTTTGTGGTTGCTAGACATTGCTTATATAAAGCAACATAAAAAATCCTTAAATCCTTTTTTTTATATTTTTAAATAAAAATTTCAAAAAGTAATCATGCCGTAATTTTTAAATGCTCTAATATTTTTTTTTGAGTTTTTGAATTTTCTTTTAACAATTCTTTTATTATTTCCTGTTCTTTAATTACATTAGTTAAATATATATTTATGTTTTTCAACATATATATATTCTCTCTGTTAATTTCCTTATCTGTTATTTCTTCTTTCTTATAATTTTTACAAGTTTGTTTATGGTTCCATAATCCTTGTCTATATTTATATTTTTTTCCACATTCACATATATATATATTTTTTTCTTCCAATTCGTTTTTATCTTCAATCATGTTCTTGTGTTTATTTGTTTGTAAATGAATATTATAATTTGAAAGTTTAAAACATTTAAAATTACATTTTTCACAGCAAAATTCTTTTTGTTCTTTAATTTTATTCGCCATTATATATATATTATATATAATTCTTTAAATCATTACGATGTAATTAATAATGCCGTGTTTTTTTCGAATTTTATAAAAGCCCTCAAAATATTAAAAATGGACATTTTATTTTGTCCAATTTCAAAAATTTTTTACAAATTTTAAATTCCAAAAAAAATCACTTTTAAAAAAGGAATATTTTTGTTATGTAATAGCGTCACAAAGAAAAAAAGGCGATTTTTGGCGTTTTTTTAAGTTTAAAATAAAATATATAAATTTTGAACTTAAAGAAAATTAATTTCTTGCTTTTGTTAAATATTCTCTAATTTGTTTATTGAACTTAATAGCAGTTTTAATAGCGTTATTATCTATAATATAATGAAAAGGTTTATGACTTTCAGACATCTGAACTTTAATTAATTTATTATCTTTTGGGGGATTATATTTAATTATACTTTTGGGTATGTTTTTATACATAGAAATTCTGTTAGTTTTATTATAATAAAAACGGATAAATAAGCGAAAATTCATTATATAAAATATTAGTATAATTATTTTATATAATTTTAAATTAATTCATTATATTCTAAATCACTTTGAATTGGTTTATCAGCACCATTAATCATTAACTTTTCACACCAATGTGTAGTATAATTATTTCTTTTATATGCTTTTTTTCTTAATCTCTCAATAAGATTAGATAAAAATTTACGAGGAACCATAGAAATATAAGCAACAGAACGTTTATTATGTTTAATAACTCTATGAAGAACGCGAGAGTCAAAAATTAATAAATCACCAGCATTTAATTGGGGAGTTTCAATATTTAATCCTTTTTTCCAAATAAAATCATGATCGGGAATTTCATAATATTCCCATTCATATGGTTTCTTAGATGTTCTTCTATAAGATAAAGATTGAAAATATTTATGAGAACCTGCTAATAATTGTGTAGCATTAGAGTTAGATAATGCTAATATACCCTGTACAGCTCTAATTTGATTACCGTGAGTAGAATTTTGATCAACATGCCAAGGCAGGGTCCAATTTCCACTATCAATAACATTACCACCAAAACAAGAAACCAAGTCAGAAGTATTCCATAATTTTTCAAAATGTTTTTTAACTTCAAAACGTAATTTCCACATAGTTTTTGAATGAACTCGATTATCTTTTTTTAAACGTCGTAATTTAAGGGAAGGATATTTTATTGCATCTCTAATAATAATATATCCTTTTGCATCCATTTATAGTATTTTATACATATTCTTTAATATAAAATACTCATCAATTTTTTAATTCATTCTTCTTTTTCTTCTTTTTCTTTTTCGAGTTTTTTTACCGGCTTGTTCGCTATCACTATCGGCATCACCAGTATTAGAATTTCTTCTTGACGGTATTGGTTCTGCTGATTGTCTTCGAATTCTTACGCCAGGTATTCTTACCAACTAAGGATTAGCAAAATTTATATTTCTTCGTACTTCTTCCATTTCGTTTTGTAAAATTTCGTTTTGTATTCGATCACGCATTGGATATACTCTATGTCTTATACTAGGCGGAGGAGGCACGGTTTCTCTACAAACAGGACAAGTGCAAGGAATAGTATTTTCACACCATTTATCTAAACATTCTCTATGAAAAATATGTCTGCAAGGTGTAGTATGTTGATATTCTTTAAATATTTTTTCGTAGCAAATGGGACAGGTAGGTAATCTGCTAATATAATAATTAAATTTACTGGCTCTTCCTTTTGCTGTTATTTTTCTTTTAATTTTTTTTCTAAACTTATCTGCTTTTTTTTTTCTTGTTTTTAAAGGCATTATATATATAAAAATAAAAATAAAATTGATATTTAAATAGTATAAATATATTTCATTAAGTAAAACATAATGAGTTATACATTATTGATAGTAGAATCTCCAGCAAAATGTGGAAAAATAGAAAAATACTTAGGAGCAGGATATAAAGTATTAGGTTCATTTGGACATATAACTCATCTCTCAAATTTAAAACAAATAGAGTTTGAAAATAATTATAAACCAAATTTTGAAATAGCAGAATCAAAAAAATCTCAAGTAAGTAAGTTGAAACAAGCGATATCAAAGGCAAAAGAAGTGATATTGGCTACAGACGATGATAGAGAAGGTGAAGCCATTGCTTGGCATATTACGCAAGTTTTCAATTTATGTCCAACAACTACAAAACGAATAATTTTTCATGAAATAACAGAACGGGCAATAAAAAATGCTTTAGAAAATCCAGGTGTAATAAATCAGAATTTAGTATATGCTCAACAAGGGAGACAAATTTTAGATTTAATAGTAGGATTTAAACTATCTCCAATTTTATGGAAACATATAGTTTCAAATACAAAGAATTCTTTAAGTGCGGGAAGATGTCAAACACCAGCACTGCGTTTAGTATATGAAAATTATAAAGAAATCCAAGAAAGTCCAGGAAAACTAAGTTTTAATACAACAGGAATATTTACAAGTAAAAATATAATATTTACATTAAATCATAATCATAATTCGCATGACGAAATAAAAAAGTTTTTAGAATTATCAAAAAGCCATGAACATATATTGTCAAAAGAAAAAGAGAGAGAAACAAAAAAGAATCAACCAAGTCCTTTTACAACAAGTGGTTTACAACAGGCAGCAAATAACAATATGCATATATCACCAAAAGATACTATGGCATTAGCTCAAAAATTATATGAAGGTGGTTATATTACTTATATGAGAACTGATAGTAAAGTTTATAGCGAAGAATTTATTGAAAAAGGAATAGAATATATAACAGAGAAGTATAATAAAGATTTTATCAATCAAAATATGGATTTAATTACGCAAAGTTTAAATAATGAAGAAAAACCAGAAAATAAAAAGAAAAGTAAGAAAAAGAAAGAAGAAAATAATAACGCTCAAGAAGCACATGAAGCTATAAGACCGACAAATATTTATATAGAATCAATACCACAAGATGAAGATGTATTTACAGCAAGACACAGAAAATTATATAAATTAATTTGGAATAATACATTAGAAAGTATGATGGCTCCAGCAATTTATAATCAGTTAGTAGTTAAAGTAAGTGCTCCAGAAAATTATTATTATAAATATAGTGCGGAAGAAAATATATTTCCAGGATGGAAAGCAGTTCAAGGTGTAGAAGAAGATAAGAATTACTCGTATTTAAAAAATATAAAAGAAGGTTTAATTGTCCCTAAAAAAATAATATCAAAACAAACATTAAAAGATTTAAAATCGCATTATACAGAAGCACGTTTAGTTCAATTATTAGAACAAAAAGGAATAGGTAGACCTTCAACATTTTCATCGTTAATTGATAAAATTCAAGAACGAGATTATGTAAAAAAACAAAATGTAGAAGGTAAGAAATTAGAAATAATAGATTATACATTAGAAGATAATAATATAAAAGAAGAGCGAGGAAGTAAAGAATTTGGAAATGAAAAAAATAAATTAGTAATAACACAAGTAGGTGTATTAGTAATAGAATTTTTAATAAAATATTTTAATAATCTATTTGAATATGGTTATACAAAAACTATGGAAGATGATTTAGATTTAATAGCTCGTGGATTAAAAGAATATCATGTATTATGCGATGATTGTAATAAATTTATAGATAATTTAGTAACTACAAATTCATTATTAAATAATAGTAGTATAAGTTCAGCGGAAAAATTAAAGATAAAATTAGATGATAAACATACATATTTAATTGGTAAAAACGGGCCAACAATAAAATTTTTAAAAGATGATGGTTCGGCGGGATTTTATGGCGTTAAACCAGAAATAGATTTGGAGAAATTAAAAAATGGTGAATATAAATTAGATGATATAATAGTATTAAAGGAAGATAATACAAAAAATTTAGGAATACATAATGGTTTACCTGTATATTTAAAAGTCGGTAAATTTGGATATTATTTGGAATGTGGAGAATTAAGAAAATCCTTGAAATCAGTAAAGATAAATGTTCCGTTTAAGAATATTCAGTTAGATGATGCGATAAGTATATTAGAAGATGCTAGTCAAATAGATACTTCAATATTAAGAAAGATAGATGATAATTTGTGTATAAGAAATGGTAAATATGGACCATATATCTTTTACAAAACACCAAGAATGAAAAAGCCACAATTTATGAAATTAGCAGGATTTGATGATAATTTTAAAACATGTAAAATAGAATATTTGAGAGCATGGATAAAAGAAAAATATACAATATGAGTAAATAAATTAATAAATTATTATAATTTATTTATTACGAACAAGTATAATTAGTATTATTAAGAAATAGTACTTTAGGTTGATTGCTATATGCACCTTGAGCAGTTAATACCCCAGACAAAATTCCAACAAATATACATGTAATTATCCAACCAAAAACAGTTTTTAAAAGAATTTTTTTATTAATAGCAGTTTTCCAGTGTTTTTCACAAAGTGCTACACCACATTCAGCACCAACTTGACAATGTGTGGTAGAAAGAGGAATTTTTAATCTACTACCAGTAATAATTACTAATGCAGAACCTAATTCTACGCATGTACCACGAGAAGGTGTAATTTTACATAGTTTTTCACCTAACGCACGAATAATTTTTTTACCATATATTAATAAACCAATTGCGATACCAACACCACCTCCTCCTAAAATCCAATAAGCGTCATCACCAAGGTCATTTTTTTTAGTAATAACACCATTATCTCTATAGATAACATAAATAGCAGCAAAAGGGCCGATGGCATTAGCAACATCATTAGCTCCGTGACTAAATGAATCACATATAGCGGAAAAAACTTGCAAATATTTATATGTTTCTTCTATTTTAGGGTCAAATTTTTCGGCCTTATCATGTATTTCAAGAACAGTTTTTAATTCTGCTTCATTATTAATATTGTAATCTTGTTGATTATTTTCTATAGTGGTTGAAATTTCTTCGATATTAGGATTATTAGATATTTTTTTATTAACATAATTTTTAATATATGGTATAAAAGGAACAGTAATAAGAGCACCAACAGAACCAATACCAAATGAAATAGCAAATGCTTGTCCTACATCAATTTTATTAAGACCAAGACCTTTAGCGCCTTTATAAATAATAAAAAAACTATTAATAACTAATGTAAATCCAACTAAAGAAGGATATACAACAATTAACATTTTAGAATCAAAAGGACGTCTTAATACTAATGTTCTATTTAATAGATAAATAAAAGAAGCAATAATACTGGAAAATATAGGAGAAATAAACCAAGATAAAACAATACCTGCTACACCACCAACATAAGGAAATGTGGAAACTTCTTTTGTCCAAATAACACATTGTGTTCCTTTTAAAGCAATTGTCATTCCAATCATACCACCAACACAAGAATGTGTAGTAGAAACAGGCATTTCTAAATAACTGGCAGTAAATAACCATGTAGCAACAGATATAATAACCCACATACAACCGTATGCTAGTAATTCTGGATCGTCTTCAAAGCAACTATAATCAGAAATTCCTTTGCGAATAGTATTTGTTACATGACTACCCATTAAAATTGCTCCAGCACTTTCAAATACAACAGCTAATCCAGATGCTTGTCTGATAGTTAATGCTTTAGATCCAACAGATGTAGCAAATGCATTAGCGGCATCATTTGAACCAATACCCATAGAGGCAATAACTGCGCTAATACCGCCAACAACAACAACCCAAAGGTACATTTAATAAATAATAGAAGGTGATTGTTTTTAATATATTTTTTTAAAATTGATAAATATAATAATATTTAAATTATTATAAAAATGTCATATGAAAAAGAGAATGGTAAAATAGAATTAATTTATGGTTGTATGTTTTCGGGTAAAACAACAAAATTAATAGAAAGATATAATGAATTAAAAGATGAATTTAGATGTAAATGTATAAATTATATTTTTGACAAAAGATATACAAATGAAAACAAGATAGTATCTCATGATAAAAAGGATATGGAGTGTGATTGTTATCAAGATTTAGGAGATTTTATAAATGAGAATGGTAATAATATTTATAGTTATGATTATATATTTATAAACGAGGCTCAATTTTTTGAGAATTTAGAACAATTAGTATTATTTATGTGCCATGTATTAAAAATAAATGTAGTATTATGTGGTTTAGATTTAGATTATAAACGTGAAAAATTTGGAGAATTAATGAATTTAAAAAGTAGAGCATCAGAATTAAATCATATGAAGGGAAAATGTGATAAATGTGAAAACGAATCATTATTTACTCATAGATTGGTAGATAATGATAATCAGGTATTGATAGGTTCAAGTGAATATATTCCAGTATGTGAAGAATGTTGGAATAAATTAAATAAAATTTAGATTCTAAAAGGTTTTCTTACATCATAAGTTTTCATTTCATTACGTATTTGATTAAATTCCAATGTTAAAGAAATATTAAAATTACCTAAATCAACAGGAAGACCATTATGATAGCGGAATTTAATTTTTAATTTAGATATTTTTTCTATTGGAGGTTGATAATAACTTAGAGAATCAATAAAATCATCTTTAGTAGTTAAACTTTGATTAATTGAATTTCCATTATAAGTATTATATTTAATAGGAATTTTAGCAAAATAAGAATTAACTAAACCAGTATTAGTATTATTTAGTCTATCATTAATAAATGGTTTAATTTCATCGGAAGTATTATATTTATCAATTTCTAAATATATAAATTGATTTTGATTTAATTCAATTTGTTTGGGGGGAATAATAGCTCCGACGGCGCTGGTAGGTACAAGTTGGTTGGAATTATAATAAAAAAATATATCAGAATTACTGGTATCATGTACAGCATGCGATTCAACCCATTGTTTATTATCAAAACCTAAATTATGTCCTAATCCCCAATTAGAATGTTGGTCATATACATTATTATTACATGGACTATTAGAAGAAGTATTATAACTAATATCTGGATCAAAAAATATAAATGAAAAATCTTTATTGGTACTTGTAAAATGTGGTTTTTGAGAAACATTATTAAAGTCGACATTAAAGACATTATTAGGTGTCCAAGCACTGCCAAATCCTAATCTAACTTTATTTTGTATTGTATCACATATATGAGAATTACTATAATAACCATCATCTAAAGTAATGAGTAGTTTATCAGAACCGTTTTTGACGATCATTTTATTATTTTGTAAATGTTCACTAATATTATATAATTTATTAGGGATTTGTATATTTAATAATCTAATAGATTCAACATTAGAGTATGTTTGTGGTAGTGAAACTTCAAATTCATTGGGATTAGGCCATCTGGTTTTATCTCTATCGTTAGTATCAATTGATAAAACTTTTCTATCTAAAGTAAAATTTTGAAGTCTTTCTATTAAAAACTCTTCCATAATTATAATTATAATTATAATAATAAAATAAAATAAATATATTTATCTCAAAATATATTTATATATATTAGATAAATAATGTCTGAGCCTTCGGAATTAGATAAAGCAAATGCGATGATTGATAGAAAAGGTATATTTGGTTTTGGATTTAGTGCTAATTCGAATTTAGATTTAATGAATTTAGTAGTATTAGCAGTAGCAGGAATAATTGTAAAAATATTTTTTGAAGAAAATCATACTAAATTAGGTAATAGTGGTCCAGCATCAACAACAATCTGGGGTTATGGTTTAACAGCAATAGCATTATTTTTAATGCTTTTTATGGCAATATATTTATCAACTAATAAAAAGATATTAGAAGATAGTGGAAAAAATGAAAGTATTTTTATGTATTATTTTAAAATTTTATCAGAAGGAGCTTTACCAGTTTTATTAACATTAGGACTTATAATTTATATAATAGTATTAAATTACATGTATTTTACAAGAATAAATTCAAATAAAGTAAGCAATAGTTATCCAATATATTCATTTTTTAGTTCATTATTAGTAATAGTACAGATAGGTATAATTATAAAATATATGTATAGTATATTGAAACGTATAAATACAAAAGATAACAATCCAGAAACTAAGAAACAGGAAGCTATATTAAAAGGTTTAAGTTTAATAACGATAACTGTAAATTATATTTTTGTAATGATAATACATATATTATTAGCATTTTTTTCAACAGATGGTTAAGATATATCTAATAATTTCATTTTGCTTTCTGTTTTATTATTTTGAACAAAAGAAATAGTATCTTCAACTAAAATAATTTTAAAAGTAACTCCAATATTTTCTTTGGTTTCCCAAAGACCAGATATTTTAAGAATTAAAGATTTATTAGAATATTTATTATTATTATAATTAATATTATTAATAGAACTATCATTATAGCAATATTTAATAAATCCATTATTAAGTAATTCAGAAATTTTATGAACTTTATTTTTATTAGAATAAATTAAATTTAAGATATAGTTTTCTATTTCAGAAATTTTATCAATATGTATTTTATTATCGGAGTAATTAAATAGAATTTTTTCTTTATTTTGATTAATATTATGTAAATTAAATAAAATGTATAATCCATTTAAAGATATAAGTTCGTTAGAATAAACAATTTTGTAGAAATTGCTATATTGCATAACACTGTTTTTGATAGGATCACAAATAATAATATGATTTGTATTAATATTTTCTACATTTTCCGCTATCATTTAAAGTTAAATTAAATTATCAAATTAACTTTAAACAATTTTTATAAATATAAAAATTAAATTTTATAATATAATAATGTTATTGAAAGACAATTTTATTAATTTATTAGAGAAATCTAAATTAAATAATTTAAATAATAAATATGTTGATTATATTAATAATTTATCAAATGATTTAAATAATATACCTAATTTAATTTTATATGGTCCATCTGCTGTAGGTAAATATAGTGAAGCATTAAAAATAATAGAAAAGTATAGTCAAAGTAATTTAAAATATGAAAAAAAAATTATAATAAATTCATCAAAAAATGAACATATATTAAAAATTAGTGATATACATTATGAAATTGATTTGGAAAATTTAACTTGTAATTCTAAAATATTATTTAACGATATTTATAATAATATAATAGATGTTATACAAAGTTCTAAACAAAAAACTGGAATAATATTGTGTAAAAATTTTCATAAAATAAATAATGAAATACTTGAAAATTTTTATAGTTATATGCAGAAAAATTTAATAACTAATATAATATTAAAATTTATATTAATTACAGAACATTTAAGTTTTATACCAAATAATATTCAGGATATATGCAAAATATTGTATTATTCTAAATTAAGTTACTCTAATTATATAAAATTAGCTAATAATAATAATAAGAAATTTTTATTAAATAAACAGAAGAGTGAAGTGGATAAAAATAATATGGGATTTTTGTCAAATATATCTTCAATAAATTTATTAAAATATGTAGATATTGATAATTCCAATGAAAATATTTTGAATATTAAATTATCTATATGTGATAAAATTGTTAGTATAATATTTTCTAAAAATATTAATTATAATTATATAAGAAATGTTTTATATGACATATTGATATATAATTTGAATATATATGATTGTACTTATTATATTATTAGAGAAGTAATAAAAAAAAAAATAAATATATCAAAAAATGATATATCTGATAATTTTATTAATATAATTTTAGTGAGAACTTGTATTTTATTTAAATATTATAATAATAATTACAGACCAATTTATCATTTAGAGGCATTTATATTATATTTAATAAAGTTAGTAAATGAAAATGAATGTTAATAGTGCATTAAAAAAATTAAACTTAGATAGTAAATATAATTCAAATAATATTACAGAATTAAGTAATAGCGAGTTAAAAAAAGCATATCATATTATGGCATTAAATTATCATCCTGACAAAAATAAACATCCTAAATCTAACCAAATGTTTCAAGAAATAGGAGATGCATATTCGTTGTTATATAATATTATTAATTCAAATATTTATAATATATATGAAAATAATACAGAAGAAGAATTATATGATACACCATATACAGATTTGATGATTAATTTTTTAAAAATATTATTAAAATCTCATGATAGTGGAGAGATACATAAGTTTCAAAAAAAATGTATAATATATAGTGGTAAATTATTAGATCAATTATTTGATAAAATTAATATTAATGTATTAGAAGATTTATATAAATTTGTAGTAATTAATTCATTAAATTTATCAGAAGAAACTATTGAAATGATTAAAGATATTATAAACTCTAAGTTAAAATTATACAATAGATATATAATTAATCCATCATTAGAAAATGTATTTAATTGTGAAATTTTTAAGTTAGAAATAGATAATGATATAGTTTATGTTCCATTATGGCATCAAGAAATGCTATATGAGAATATTATTATTAAAATACAGCCTTTATTACCTCAACATATTACCATAGATGAATACAATAATATACATATTAAATATAATAATAAATTTCAAAATATAATTGATTTAATTAATAAAGATATTTATACAATTGAAGTTGATAATTATAAAATACCGATTGAAGAATTAAAATTAAAAAAAAATCAGACATATTTATTTAAAAACAAAGGTATACCAGTTATTAATTCTTCTGATATATTAGATCATAAAAATAAATCAAATATTTTAATTCATATTACATTAGAATAAAATTTATAAAAAAAATATAAATTTTATTTTGGTTTTATTTTGGTTTTATTTTGGTTTTATTTTGGTTTTATTTTGGTTAAGCCTCTGTTGTTGCTCCCTTCTTCTTAACTACACGCTTCTTCTTTGGAACATCTTCCGTTACAACTGCCTTAACTTCTTCCTTAACTTCCTCCTTAACTACAACTGGTTCAGACACATCGACCTCTACATCATCATCATCATCATCATCATCATCAGAATCATCTACTTTTGTATTTGAAACAGCCTCTACAACTTCATCTACCTCTTCCTGCTTAGCAACACTCGCATTCATTACCGCCTTATCTTTTGACGATAGAGTAATATGACATTTGCCAGCAAGAGTGGCTCGCGGCTTAACTACTGCCTGAAACAGCCTCCATGTAACACCAAATTTGCCATTAGCAACCCAAATTCCACCACAAGATAGAAGTGTAGCAACATGAGAACCCTTAGTTACAAAATCCATAGGAACATTATCATTATCAGTGGGAAATAGTCGAACCTCATTATCATCATAAATTTCAGTATTTTTATATTCACCTTCCCAAAAGTTTAGTTTTACTTTTAGTGTAGGAGCACGCGAATAATCAAATTCACCTGTCTCCTTATCCTTGGGATAACGAAGCATAGGTGTCCATAGAGCATCAACTGCATCTGGTGTCATTTTTGACTTATTAAGCCAATCCTTGCTATTTGTAATAGCATCAGATTTTAGACGCTTCTCCAGATCCTGCATATTCTTAAGAAATGCTACACAATCTGGATTGTTATATTCATCATTAGGAAACTGAAGAGCCATATCATATGATTTTGAGCCCGTCTTATCATCTACATATTCATTTACTCCCCATGTTAGCATTAGTGGTGTGCTTAGATAAACACCTTTCTTACTTTTCGCATTTAGGATTCCGACCTGCTTACGGCCATTTGCGTTAACCTTTGCCTTGGTAAAGACAACATCGTTAGCAACATCGAAATCAACACCTGAGAGGATTTGAGCCATTGTTATTTTATAATACTATTAATATATTTTTATCTTTAAATCAATTTTTTTTTAAATATATAACTTTTTTTTATTTTTTTTTTCTTATTGTACCTTATATGCTGTTTAATTATTTATAAAATTATCAAATATAAATAATTAATATTTATAGATTATCGGTAAAAGTAACTGATTGACTTGTTAAATCCGCTTTCATTAAAGTGTATGCTGTATCCCATATATTGCTTGTATATGGTGTACTTTCTGTATTTCTCTTCATTGAGTGAAGAATAACTGTTCCACTTTTTTGTATAACATAATCAAATTCTATAGTGTATTCAATAAGTCTTGAATTATCTACTGTATCTCTTATTTCTTTTGTAGTTCTAAGATTTCTAATATTTAAGTATGCGTCTGTAATATTTGTTAAACCATTGTATACTGGATAGCTTGCGATTGTTAATCCCATTATATTATATATAATATATTATAATATTTGTTTAAATATTATATAATATAAAATATTTATTTATTTTTTTTATTTTTTTTATTTTACGAGTTTTTACCATTTATATATCTAAATATTTTAACGACGACTTATATTACATTTATTACATAAAATATTTCTAAATTTTCCTGTGGCGTGGTCGTGGTCTAAAGTTTTTTTTCCAGAACCTACATTACCTTCGTGTAATTTACAATTACAAAAATTACAAAATTCAGTTTCAAGATATATTTTATATACTGCGTCAAATTCTTCTTTATTATCAAATTTAACTCCTCGTTTTTTCCATTTTTTTTTTCGTTCTGTTTTTTTGCCTGCTTCAGTTTGTCTATATTCTTTATCGTAAGAAAGTTTAGCTTCAGGATTAGCAGCATATCTATCTTTTGCTGCTTGTAATTTTGGTTCTGGATTAGCATAATATCTTAATGAATCTTTTATACTTAAATCTTCTTTATTTTCTTCTCTATATATTTTACTATATTCATGCAAATATTCTTGTCTATTTGTAGTCATATTTACTTTAAATAATAAATTGTTTTTATTTCAATTTTAAAAATTAATTAAAATTGAAATTATTGTTTTTTTTTGGATTTTTTTTCTTACGCTGTAGCCTCTGGAGCGGCTTTAGTTTGCTTCGGAAAATGCGGCCCCATGTAGCGCTGAAGATTAAAGTAGGTAAGCGCAACCTCATCATCAATCTTGAGTAGGGCTTTTAGTGGAGCATCAGGGTTGATTTTGCGACCATTCTCCTTGTCCTGGAGGCTGTGAGCACGAATGTATTTGTTGATTTCACGTGTAACATCAGTGCGGGCCATTTCAGAACCTAAATCTTTGCCTAGGAAGACAGCGAGTTCATCACTAATTAGAGATGGTTTTACGAAACCACTTGGGGCACGTGTGCCTTTACGTTTTTTTTTGTTGTTAAGTTTCTGGACAATTTTGAGCTGTTTGACGGTTTTGCGCTCAAGGTTCTTGAGTTCAGTTTTGAGCGAACCGAACGAAGAAAGCATTCCCTGGAATTTCTGAATGAATTCCGAGAAGTTATCGGTGATAGATGTTTCAGTAGCATCAGTCGCAACAACAACATTCTGAACTTCAACTGGTGCATCAACAGCGGGCGTAGTTTCTTTCTTGGAACGAGGTGTGGTCGCTTTCTTTGCAGCAACCGGAGCAGGCGCTGGAGCAGCGGCTTTAGTGGATTTCGATTTTTTGGCATCAACTGGAACAACTTCAACAACTGGAGTTTCGACTGGCTTTTTGGTAGCAGCTTTCGAGGGCATCTTTTTATAATTATCTATATTATTATCCTTTTAAGTTCTTTTAAACAAATAATATATTATTTAAACTTTTAAATATTTTTAAACATCATTTATGCTAAAGATTTTTTTTTTAACTTATTTTTTAAATATTTTTTAATTTTTAACGAAATTAATAATTAACAGATTCATATAACCAAGGAAGTGCTTCTGCTGCCGATTCATTAACTAAAGTTAAACAAGATAATATATAATAACAACCTAAAGCTTTTGAATCATTATTTATTCCTTTATTTATAAATTCATCTATTATTGTTACTGATATCTTTTTTATTACATTATAACTATAATTGTGTAATGTATTCATATTTATTGACCTAAATGGTATACCTGAAGGATAACATATTTCTTTCTTTACTTGTTGACTTAAATTCGCTCTATAATGCCATAAATCACATAATTCTCTCAAAAATTTAATTAACTGATATCTATTTAAACTTGTTAGCCAATTCATATTAGTATAATTACCTAAACTATCCATCTGTTGAAATAAAGTTAAAATTTTCATGTTTAATTTTCTTGTTTCATCCATTTTTTCTACATTTTCATAATCTATATTTATTTTTATGTTTAATAATTTGCTATACTTTATAAAATACATCATATTATAAAATACTTCTTTATCTATTAGTTTGGTTGAAAATGGGTTTGTTACTTTACTTTCATTTTTTAAATATAAATTGTAAATCGATAATATATCAAAAACATAAATAAATTTATCTTCATCTTCGAAACTAAAAAATTGACTATATGGTATATCTTTTAATTCATCTAATGTTGCAAAATCACAATCATTTGTACATCTTCCTCTATTATAAAATCCTGGACCATGTAATGCTATATAATTTTTTACCAATATCTTTCTTACTATTTTTTGAATATATATACTATAATATGAATAATACATATGATTGTAAATTCTTTTTTTTAATTCATCCTTATTACCTGATAATCTTATAAAATGTTCTTTACTTATTTTTTTTAATTGTTGAATATTATAATTTATATCAATTAAATTTGAATATTCAGATAATTTTGGTATTACAAAATCATCATCGTTCACTTTTGTTCTTGGTTTTTTATGTGGTAATTCTTTATTTAACAAATATTCGCGAAGTGTTTCTTCCTTGGTTATTATAACATTTTCATTGCTATTAAGAGTATTTATATTCATTACTTGAGATCTATTTTTTTTCTGTTTCTTTATCATTATATATAATATAATATTTTTTCTTTATTTTATTTATATTATCATATACATTTATTAAAATAATATAAATAATTTCTTTAGATAATGAACTAAATTCTTTATTTAATAATATTTGTATAATATAATTATGATAATAGGATTAGAAAACGATATATTTTCTATGTTTAATATGAATTTATTTGGTCATGATCCAATACATGATTTTAGAATGAGTAATAGATTAAATAAACCGCAGATTAAAACTATATTATTAGAGATTCATGATATATATCAAAGAAAAAAAATTCTAACACCTTTAATGGGTGGATTAAAAGAAATGCCATATGATAAAAAATTATCATTAAGTAGAACACAAACAAAATCAAATAAAAGTCAAAGTAAAGAAAAATTACAAATAGATTCAAAAAAAGTCAATATTAAATCTTTAGTAAAAGAATTTAGTATAGAAATTATGTTTTTAATAGGAAATTTAACAAGTTACGAAATAAATTCAATAAAAAAAAAATTTCCTAATAATATTACAGATAAAATTATTTCAAGTGCAATTGAAAAACGTTATTTTGATATAAAAAAAGGTGGTAAAAAAACTAAAAAAAATAAGAAAATTAAAACAAAAAAAAAGCAAATAAAATCAAAAAATAAAATTACAAAAAAAAAATACAAAATAAGAGCAGGAATGGGTGTACATGAAAGAAATAAATTTAAAAGAGATAATCCTGAATGGGAAACTCGTGGAGAAGGTAAAGAGGAAGAATACCAACATCCATTAACAAAAGCTTGGTTAGGTATCAGAGAGGCAAGAGCGGCTGTTAATGAAATGGAAAGATTAGAAGCATCAAAAAAAGAAGTAGCAGAAGAAGTTGAAAAAGAAGTAGTAGGAGAATTAGCAGCAGAAGTTGCCGATGAATCAAAAAAAATAGAAGAATTAGATAAATTATTAGATATTTCTGAAGATGAATTAAATGAAAAATCAAGCAAAGAACTACAATTAATATTAGACCAATTGAAAAAATTAGATGAAGAATTACCAGATGATTTATCAGAAGAAATAACTGATAAATTAGCAGAAAAAACAGAATATATTTCAAATTTATTTGATGATAAAAAAGCTGCTGAGAAAAAAGCAGAACAAGTTGAGAAAAAAGCAATACAAGATGAAGAATTTGAAAAAAAAAGACTCGCAGAAGAAGCAGAAATAGATGAAGCAAATAAAAAAGCAGAAATAGATGAAGAAAAACAACCAGAATTAGAACCATATTTACAATTACAAGAAATTCAAAAAAATGAAGATAAAGCAGAAGAAGATGAAATATATTTTAAACAACAAGCAGAAAAAGAAGAAGATTTACAAAGAGAAAATATTACAGGGGAAGAATTAAGTAATGAAATAATTAAATTATTTGCAAAAATTGGTTTAAATTTATGCGATGAAAATGTTTTAGATAATGATTTAATAAAAGTTCAAAAAAATATATTAGAAAAATTTCTTGAAACTAAAGATGTTTCCAAAAGAACTACAATGCCAAGTATTGATGCATCTTTAGAGGAAGGTTTTATTAAATATTTAAGAGATAAACAAATAATATTTTATGAAGAAAATAAAGCAACAACTACAGAATTGAATGAAGAACTAAAAAAAATTATAAATGAAAATGAAGATAAAAAATATATTATTAACAATGGTGCTATTTTAACAACAAGTAATTTGTCAAAAAATATAGTAGGATCTGCTACAAGTATAATAGATTCTGCATCGGGAGGATTTGGTGTAAGTGAAAATACTTATCCAGATACAGAAGTTGGAAATATGGATGTTATGTTTACATATAAAACACATACAAAAAGTTTAAAAAAGAAAGTCTATCATATTAAATTAAAAAATAAAGGTAAAAATTATACCGTATCTATTAATTGTTATTTACCATATACAAATAGATTTAGCACAGAAAAAAGAGACGGACGTCCAGTTGAATCTATTAAATTTCATACAGGAGAATTTGAAATTGATCCAAATAAAATGAAAAATGAAAATAATAAATTAGTTGCTCATGTTGCTTATTTTAATGCGTTAAAAATATTATTGAAGCAAGTAGAAGAATGTACTTATTTTGATTGGGACATTTTGTCTTACAATAGAGACTTTCTTAATCAATTTATTAGAGAATATCATACAAAAGCAGTAGGGGATTTACTTCAGGAATTAACTTCTATTTTGAAATTTGGAGGCTTTGAAGGGCATAATATAGAAATTCCCATTTATAAAAAAGGTTCAAAAATTTTAAAATATGGAGATATACTACGTTTATTTTTAGCGTCTGATAGACCCTCGGCTGTAAGATTTATGTTATTTAAATTACATTTAGATCCTGAATTTGTAAATCAATTAGCATATGGTGGTTTTTATGGTCCTGCTAATAACCCTAAAAGATATATTATAGCTTAAGTTTTATTAATATTTATTAATTAAACTTAAACAAATTACTTTACATTTAAGCTCTAAGTTGTAACATCATACGTGCTTTTTGTCTTTTATTTAAATTTGGATCATTTTTAATTTCTTCCATTCTTCTACGATTTTCTTCTTTTTCTTGTTTTGCTTCATGTGCTTCTCTAACTGCATTATTTGCTTCTCTAATTGCATTATTTAATCTTTCTCTATCAGCAGAAGTTGGTTTTTTTAACTTTTTAAGCTCTTCTTTTTTTTTCTTTTCTTTAATTTTTTTAACTTGTAGAGTAATTTTATCTAAAGCTTTCTTTTGTCTTTCAAATGTATATATACCTTTGGCTGTTCTTTTAAATTTTTTAGTGACTGCTCTTTTATTTCCTTTTCCTTTTCCTTTTTTTCGTGTTCTTTTTAATTTTTTATTCATTTATATTATTAAAATATTAAAATTTTAATGATATTGAAGAACAGACATTCTTAAATTACTGAGTAAAAAGTTAATCTCTCTACCTTTCTTTTGAGATTTTAAATGTAAATATATTTTTTCCATAAATTTAAAATTAAGAAGGAGAGAATTATCGGTTGCAACAGAAGACATATAATTAAAGAATTGTTGCATATTTCGGAGAGAATTACTAAATTTAATAGTATTCTCTCTTGAAACAGAGATTTCAGAATTAACAAATAATTTATAATTAAATATAAGGTATAGTTTCAACATATAATAACTGAAAATATGTGTATTCTCTCGATATTTTAAAGTATTTTTATTATATTTGGAGAGAATATCAATATAAGTAGTATTATTATGATATACAATTTTGGTTGTTTGGAAGAAGGAATGTATAATTTCAAATTTCATGATAGTTTCGAAAATATGGTTGTAAATTTTAAATTTATGATTATGGTCGGAGAGATTGCAACTTTTTGAATAAATATATGAATAAATAACATTATTAAAAAATTCACCCCAAAATTCTACTAAACATTCTTGTAATCCTAAGTCATTCTCTCTACCTAAATTGAAATTATTTAAAAATTTATGATATAATTTAAATTCTTTCGAATTTTTTATCTTTGCCGACGAGATAAAATCCCATATATATTTATCTACTCCAAAATTATGTATTAATTCATGAGAAAATACTTTAAAAAACTCCTCTTCTCTATAAACTACAATTTTTCCGAGAGAAACACACCCATAACAGAAACCTCCATTAGCATTAGTAGCACCTAATACATTCTCTCGTTTTTTCTCTAATTTTCTCTTAAATGGAGTAAAAAATAGATAAATACTTAATCCTGTATCAGAACAGGTATTATTTTTGGTAAGATTAGTTATTAAATAAATTTGCGCCATCATATTTTTAATAATTTTATCAAGTGTTTTAACATAATTCGGAGAGATTTTAGAGTATTTAAATAAATTAATAGTAATATATTTGTTTTTATATGGTAATGTATAAATTACGAGAGACCCAGGTTTATTTTTAATATATTCTTTAATATTATCATCAATATAACGATTATTAACAAAATGTTGATTGTATATGTTTTGTAATAAACTCCTATATTCTCTCGAATTATTATCATATATCTTTCTAAAAGTTTGAATATTACATAAATCTTTGTCTAAAATATCATAAATGGAATCTAATTTATCATAAACAGTTTTTTGTAATTGAGAATAACAAGATGTTTTTTTACTATTATCGAGAGAGAAATTGAAAGCATTATTGGATACTTTCAATAAATTATCATAATAATCAATTAAAAACGTAGATTCAGATGATACATTTAACATATTACTTAGTTAATATATATAAATATTTTAATACAAAATAGTAAAATATTTATGTAATTATAATGTGTGTTAGGCGGGAGTAGTATTATCATTAGGATTAGCAAAAGGAGCATCAGCATTGGGAACAGGAGCATCAGCATTGGGACCAGGAGCACCAGGAGCACCAGCAGCGTCAGACCCAGCAACAGGAGCACTAGCAACAGTAGAACCAGCAAGAGGATCACTAGCAACAGGAGCAGCACCGGGAACAGGAGGAGCATCAGCGGGAGCACCAGCAACAGCAGGTGAAGCAGCATCAGGACCAGGAACAGGAGGAGCAGCAGCGGGAGCACCAGCAACAGCAGGTTCAACAGGAGAAGCAGCATCAGGATCAGGACCAGGAGGAGCTGCAGGAGGAAGAGCAGCATCGGTAGGATTAGCAAGAGGAGGATTAGGAATATGAGAATTAGTATCGGTAGGACTAGCGGTTAAACTTTCTACTATTTTTTGTTTATTTTTTAAGTTTTCTAATTCTTCTTCCTTATATGCTATTTGTTGTTTTATTAAATCTTTATCACTCATTATTAAAAGTCCTTCATCAAATTGAAATGTAATTCCATCTCTACCAAGATTAATTAATTTAGGTATTCGTGTTTGTAAATTTTTATGTAATTTTCTAATAGAAACACCATCAAATTCATCAATATCCTTATCTATATCATTAAGAATATTTCTAAACATACCAAAGTTTCCAGCAAATATATTATTTAATGCAGTTCGAACTTGATAACTCTCGATCATACCTTGTTTCGTGGGTTGTTTACCTAAAATTTCTACAGTAAATCTATAATCTAAACGAGATGCTATTTTATATTGTCTATTTTCTAATTGCGCGTCATCCATAGCATTTTCTAAATCTTTAATATTTTTATAAGTTTTAAATATAAAATCTCTAATTTTTTTATTTTTAAGATTGAAAAACGAATCAGTTGAAAAAAGATTAGCTTTTTTAAATTCGTTTTCAATTGCTTCGGTTTCATTTAAATTAGATTCTTTATTTTGATCAATTATACCATTATGTTTATTTGTAAAATCTATAGTAGAAGATTTAAACGCTGTGTCTAATTTTGTTTTGAAAGTAATTGCTAATGCTTTTGCTACCGAAATATAAATACTTAAATTATTAATTATAGTTGAAAAATTCTTTTCAAACATATCCATTAAATCATCTATATAATCACCAAAAAATTTTTGCATTTCAGATTCTCTTACTTTTAATTCATTTGAAAAAACGTGATAAATTCCATATGTAGAATAGTATACAAATTCAATGAATAATAGTCTTTCTCTTTCACTAGTTTTTCTATTAAATAATCCTTGAAACATTTTTTCTTTAGAATGTTTTATTATATCTCTTCTTGAACCCATAGATGGCGTAAAAAAAGGTCTTCCACCGTGTTGTGTATTGAGCTCGTCCTCCTCGAGCTGGAAGTCGACATCGCCCTCCTCCTCCTCTTCAACCTGCTCCATTGGCGGCGCAGCAGCCGGCGGGGCCGCCTCGTCCGGAGGCTCGAGGATGAAGTCGGGTTGAGGCACGCCCGCCACATCGCTCTCGCTCTCCGAGCCGTCAACAGAGCTGGCGGGCGGCATGCGGGAGGGAGGCGCAGAGGGCGGCTGGTACTCCCACGACTCCTCCATCTCCTCCTCCTCGTCGTCTTCGCCCTCGCCCGGCTTATCAAATACTTGACTAATTTTTTCTGTTTTTTTCTGGATTTTATCAACTTCAATCATAATATACTCAACAAAATCTTTATATTGCATCAATTTAAGAACATTTACTGTAAATTCTTTAGTAATAGATAAAAATTGCTTCTGTTTTTCAGCATTTAATTTACAGACAGCATAATCAGGTTTATTTTTATCGGGATTTACATCGAACATCGCTATATCTATAAATTCCCCCACCGCTAACGTCGTTGTTAATAATTCAGTATTAAAATTTGGAACAAATTCAGGAATCCCAGGTATATTAAAGGTTTTGGCTTCATCAGAGCCCAAACTTCTATCACCTCCGAATTCAGATTCGCTAGTTGCGCTAGTTGCGCTAGTTGCGCTCCCTGCTATAGGTTCATCTTCGTCGTCGGGCATCTTCCACACTGGGCCTCCACCTACTACTGGTTCTTCATTATCATTTGTATAAATACAAAATTCTAGTTTTGATTCATGTAATTTATTTGTTAAATAATGAATTACTTCTTCGTCTGTTTTATTAGTTTTTGAATTAATTTTAACCCTCAAAAAAAATCTTTTAGTACCATATTTCATTTGATCACAAGTAAAATACAGATAATCTTTAAGAGTTATATAATCATATAAACAAGTAAAATTAGAACCAACAGGATATTTTACATATGGCTCTTTAGTTAAATCAATTCTTTGTAATTTGTCGCTAATGGGTTCTTTAGAATCATTATCTACACTTACACTCTTAAATTGTATAGGAAACATCAATTTTTCAGATGGTATAATAAACGAATTATACCAGGAATTAAATTGAAAATTTAAAAATATATCCGCCAATTTATCAAAAACTCCATATTCTATAAAAAATTGTTTAGTGTTTGCTTTATTATAATGTTCTAATATACGATTGTTATTATTTTTTGATATGTAATGTAATGCATGCAAGATTTCTATTTTAATAATCGGTTTAATATACTTTTTAAATGCACGTGACGAACGGTCGTCATCAGGCAGACAATTTAGCACAACGCAAAAGGCCATCTGCTCAGGAGCGCCCCACGGATTAGAATTTAATTTGCCGGGGTGAAACCATGTATCTGTGTTAATATATGGAAGTTCATTTGCAATAAAACTGGTAGCAGACAAAGTGATATCATACATACCCACCGTCCCCAGGCCAACATTTTTCCTCCGCTCCTTCTCCTCTTTTTTCCTCCGCTCCTTCTCCTCTTTTTTCCTCCGCTCCTTCTCCTCCCACGCCGCAGCCTTCCGCTCCCATCGATGCTGATTCCACTCACGGAAGCGAGTGCCGCCACTAATTTTTCTTGTAATATAAAATTTTTTTCTTTTATTATTTCTTTTAGTTTTTACCATTTATATATAAGTAATTATAATTAAATTATAATTTTTATTTTAATATTTTACATAAAACATTAAAATAAATTTTTTATTTTACTAAATGTTTAAATGATTTCTTACCTTCATTAATTCAGTTGCTTCATAGATACCTCCTCCTTTTCCGGGTTTATAAATATTAATTTTAGAGTTTCCAGTCAATAATAATATTTCATTATATTCTTGATTAAATATTTGTGAACCATCTTTTGAAGTTGTAAATTTAGCCATTAAAGCTTCTGTTAAAAATTTAGGAAGTTCTTTTTTATATTCTTCTTCCGATAAGATTTTGGATTTATAAGTAGAAACTAATTTATCATAATATTTTTTAGCGAGTTCAACAGAAGATGTTTCTTGATTATCTTTGGTAAATTTATTATAAATATCAGGTAAATTTGAAAATCTGGAAGCATATAAATAATGTTGAACACTTAACCAATTAAAACCTTTAAATTCTAATTTTTCATTTTCTTTATTTAATATCCAACTATTATCAAGTTTTCTTCTCCAATCTTTATTTTTGAATAGTCTAATAACACTTGGTAAAGTTTTTTGCTCTTTTGTAATAGTTTCGCCAGATCCTTCTCCTATTTTTTTATGTACTGATTTGGAAAATATTTGTATTACCATAGTATCATCATATAATTGTGATTTAGGTTTATCAACTAATGATTCAAATTTAGAATCAAAAGATTTTTTAAATTGTAAATTATTTGTTTTTGCAAAATCTTTAAAGTCAGGTATTAATGAAAATAAACCCGAATTATAAACCATACATTTTTCAGTAATTTCTTCTTTCATTTTATATGGAAGTTCTGAAAATTTAAAAGCTCCTTTATTAATATTTTTATCATATGTAATTAATTTATAATGACTACCAATTTGATAATTAGTTATAATATAATAATCAGGTTCAAATATTTCTTTTTTTTGTAATTGTTTATCTGCCTCACCACATTGTAATACTTCAGGATTTAATTCTTCCTTTTCATCAAAATTTTCTTCAGCCAATATAATAAATTTAACATTATATAATCTTTCTAAAGCTGAAACAGCCCAAATATCAGCCCAATATTTATTGGTTCTAATTACATTTCTTAAATCATCAATAGTTTTAACATCTTTCATAAAAGATAATTCTTCGTTTAATTCATTAAACTCTTTACTGGATTCGTTAATATCTACAATTTTTTGTAAATTAGATTTTGCTTCATCTAACATTTTAGATTTTTCTAAAGGATTACTGGTACCTCCTATCATAGTTTTAAGAGTTTTATGCTGTTTCTTTAATTCTGTCATTTTTTCTTGTATTTTTTTACTACCACCTTTATAATGTTGATAAAATTCCATATATGTTTTAAATTGTTCTTCGTCTAAATCTTCAGCTAATTTTTTTCTAATATTTCTAACAGTTAAATTTCCATATTTTTCTATTTCTAAAGTTTTTAAACCATCTCTTAAAACTGCGAAAAAACAGTCGCCACCGCCTTCGTTATCAACAATAGAATATTTATGACTTTTTAAAAATTTATTAAGCCATTTATCAGAATCATTAGGTGTATAATTACTAATTTCATAATCACTTTCTTCTTTTGTTTGTGTTTTTAAGATAATTGGTTTATCTACAAATTCTTTATAATTTTCTTCATCATAATCACTGCTATCTATTGTACTTTCTTCTTCACTTTCTTCTTCGCCTTCCTCTTGTTCACTTTCTTCAGTCTCTTCACCTTCTTCGTCTTCATCTTCATCAAAATCAATATTTTCTTCATCAATATTATATTTATTAGTAATATATGTTTTTGTATATGAAAAAAATAGTGGATAATCTAATTTTTCAATTATAATATTGCCATCATAATCTAATAGGTTACGATAATAAGTATTTTTAGTTTCAAAAACCCCAATTTTAGAATCAAGTTGATTATTCTTAACTAAATAGATATTAAAATATACAATATTATTATCAATATATTCAAAATTAGGTTTTCCGAGTACAAATTTAACAGATTTATTAAAAATGGTGGCTTTATAAGCATAACTTTCGCCTTCATCATTTTTATCAAGATTATTAGTTTCTAAATAATTTATATTTTCATCTATTTTTGATAGAACCATATATAAGTTATAAAAATAAGAAAATTTTATATATTTTTAATTAAAAATAATATTAAATAAAAATAAAAATATAATTATATTTTTAAATTGTTTTTAATTTTTTTTTTATTTTTTTATATATTTTTCAACAATATCTTTATGTTTAAAGATTATTCTGTTAGTAATACTTGGAAAAGTATTAGATTTTAAGTTAGATATATAATTACAATTATTAATTATAACTTCATTTTCATTAGATAAATTAATATTAGATATTATCAAAAAAATAAATTGTGTTATTAATTCATTATAATCCTTTTTATTTTCTAATTTAATATTTATAAATAATTCTTGATGTAAATTACTAATAACATCAAAAATAATTTGATTAGGTATTAAAGTGATTTTATAACAAGATATATAAAATCCACACAAGCATTTATATTTATCATTATGTTTATTAATTTCACTCACTTGTTCATAGAGATTAGATTCTGGAATTTTAATATATTTGTTAATATTATAAAATATTTCTAAATAATTATTCATAATATCGGAAAATTCAGAATTAATATTTATCAAATTAAATAACAAATCAGAATATAAACTATTAAATATTATATTATTGTATATCAAAGATTCATATATAAATATATTAACTTTATTTAATTCCTTAGGGGTTTTGGTATCATATATAGATTTATAATAACATAAAAATTCATTTTTTAATTTATCATAAGTTTGTATTGTAATTTTATTTAAAATTTTTCTAATATTAGTAATAATTAAATCATATTCAGATTTATTATTAATATCTTTAATTCTATTAATTCTAGTAGATGTTATAGTATCTTTATCTAGTGTCATTTGTTTAGAAAAATTTCTTTCAAAAGAATAATCTTCTTTGTGTGAATTTCGTCTATAATTTTTATTATTTTTATTATTTTTACTTCTATTTTTATAAGAATTAAATGTATTAAAATTAGGTGCAATATTATAGACAGGTTTTTTAATATCAAACAAGATATTATTTAAATAATTTTCAACATCTACATTTAATTTTTTATCAACTATAGTTTTAGAAAATTCTAAAATAAATGCTAAATCATATGAGGGCATGTATAATATAATATAATAATAATTTTTATATTATAAAAATATATAATATTTCGTTTACAATAATAAAATAATATATAAGATATTTTAATGAATTTTATTTTAGAATTATTAGAAGGTCAAGATAATAATTTAAACACCGAGTATTTAATTGAGAATCATTTCAAATTACCCATAGAAATGATTGATAATAAAATAGAAATAAATAAAAATATACAATCAGATATAGAATTGATTGAATTTAAAAATCAAGAAGATTTATCAAATAATAAATATAAAGAAGATTTATCAAATAATAAATATAAAGAAAATTTATATGATTGTTTGTTTCAACCAAATAACGAAATAGATAAATGCATAACAAATAAATGGGGATATTATTATACAAATAATGAAAAATTTTTAAAGGATACACAAAATTTTATAACAAATTTTAAAAATAATGTAACATTTGAAGATAGTGTAAATAATATAGAAGATAGTTATGATTCATGTGAAAGCATAGTAAAAGATAATGGATTTATAGAAAAATATCAATATATAGATTTGCCATATTTTAATAAATATAATAATGATGAATTATGTTTACAAGTAGTATCAATATTTAATTTAGCAAATCCTGTTTTTAGTTTATTAGCGCCTATATTATTATTATTATTACCATTTTTTATAATAAAATTACAAGGACATGAAATTACTTTAGAAAAATATTTAGAACATTTAAAACAGGTATTTAGTAATCACATAATCGGACAATTTTTTAATGACTTTAATGATGCACCATTTTCTACAAAAATATATCTTTTAATAAGTATAATTTTTTATGGATTTCAAATTTATAATAATATAATAAGTTGTGGTAAATTTTACAAAAATATAAAATTTATACACGATAAATTATTTAGTATGAGAGATTATATAAGTAATTCTATAAATAAATTTAATAATTTATTGAAATATACCCAGGACTTAATTAGTTATGAAAATTTTAATAATCTTATAAATGATAATATAAAAATTTTAAATAATTACTTAAAAATGTTAAATAAAGTAAAAGTATATAAATTAAGTGTAAATAAATTATTTGAACTGGGACATTTAATGAAATGTTTTTATAAATTACATAATGACAAAAATATCATAGGTTCTTTATATTTTTCATTTGGATGTAATGGTTATATAAAAAATATAGAAACATTACAAAAACATATAAAAAATAAAAATATAAATTTATGTAAATTTATAGATAATGATAATAAAACTAATTTTAAAAATTCATATTATGGAGAATTATTGAGAGATAATAGTAATAATATTATAAAAAATAGTTATAAATTAGATAACAGTCTTATTATTACTGGTCCAAATGCATCTGGAAAAACAACATTATTAAAATCAACAATGTTTAATATAATACTATGTCAACAATTAGGATGTGGATTTTTTGATAAAGCAGACGTAAAAATTTATGATTTTATACATAGTTATATAAATATACCTGATACTTCTGGCAGAGACAGTTTATTTCAAGCGGAAGCAAGACGTTGTAAAGAGATATTATCAATTATAGAAGAAAATGAAGACAAAAAACATTTATGTGTCTTTGATGAATTATATAGCGGAACTAATCCAGAAGAAGCAATTTCGAGTGCAACAGCATTGTTAAATCATCTAAATTGTAAAAATAATGTAAACTATATATTAACAACCCATTATTATAAATTATGTAAGAAATTAGATAAAAATAAATCAAAAAATTATCATATGGATATAAGAAAAGATTTAAATGATTTCCATGTTACTTATAAAATTAAAAAAGGTATAAGTAAAGTAAAAGGAGGAATTAAAGTATTGAAAGATTTAGAATATCCAGATGAAATTATTAATAAAATAAAAAATTCGTGAAATTACAATACAGACAATAAGTTAATCACTATTAATTAATAATAAAGTAATACCAATAATAATTAATATTATAGAAAAGAATTGTATAAGTTTTAAATATTTTTTAAATGTAATAGCACTAATAATCGCTAATAACATTATAAGTACTCCAGAATATATTGCTCTTGTAATTCCTGGATTTTTAATATTTTTACAAGTATTCCAATAAACTAAATTTCCTACAAATGATAATATACTCATTAATAAAATATAATAAATAATTTCATTATTTATTTCATTAGCATTATTTTCTTTATGATAATTTTTATAGAAGAAATAAGCTAATGCAACAACCCCATTAAGTATATACCATAATGTAACAAATAAATCTGAATTTATTTTTGAAGAATTTGTAAATTTATATACAAGTTCCATAATTACAAAAAATAAAGCACTAAAACCAGCAAGGAGAATATATTGCATTTTTTATATATTAAAATATTTTAAATATATTCGTTAAACCCTACTAAAAAAAATAATAATAAAATTTAATGATTAGTTTATTAAATTTTATAGATACAGGATTTATGATAACTTTAGGATTATTAATTCTGGTTTCTGGAGGAATAATGTTATATTCTTATAGAAGATTAAACTTATTAGAAAATAGTATTATAGAACATGGAAAAATTTTACAAAATTTTATAGTAAATTATAATAATCAAATATTGGTAAATCAACAAGTTTTAAATAATTCTCTTTATAATTCTCCACAAGCAAATCTAGAAAATACATCTAATAATATAAATAATATAAATAATACAAATAATATAAATAATAAAAATAATACAAATAATGAAGATAAAATAGTTGTTTCTGACGATGATAGTCATAGTAATGTAAGTGATACCGATAGTGATAATAATGAAAATGAAAGTGAAAATGAAAGTGAAGAATATAGTAGTAATGAATCAGAAAATGAAGAAAATGATAAAAAAGAAGTATTAAATTTAGAATCAAAAGAAGTTTTAGAAGAAACTAATGATAATGATGCTTTTTTAAATAATTTACCAATTGATTTAAATCAGTTAGATTTAAAATTAGATTCTAAAATTATAAAATTAGAATCATTAGAAAATGAAACAAATGAAAATAATGATAAAACAACAAACGAAAAAAAAAATTATAGTAGAATGAAAGTTGATGAATTAAGAACTTTAGTAGTAACTAAAAATTTAACAAGTAATGAAGATGCACTAACAATGAAAAAAAATGATTTACTAAAATTATTACAATAAATTTTTAATAAAAAATATATTATAAAATTATATATTAAATGAGTTGGGCTACTTGCTATAAAGGTTCTAATAATATTCATTTCAATTTTCCACCTTTAATGAATGATTCAAGAAATTATTCAAGTTATGAAGCAGGTGCAAGTTTAGATAATAAACTAAAAAAAGAAGGAAATATAAAAACTAATTCAGATTACAGAAAATATTTACAAAATAACGCTGATATAATTATAAAAAATAATCAATTAAGTGCTTGTGATGAATGTTCTACATGTCCATACTTTAATAAAAATAGTGAATTATTACCAACCACAAAACCATATATATTTGACTCTATTTTATCACAAGATAAACCATATAGTTATGAAACAAGTGATTTAAAAAATATTTATTTAACAAGACAATCTTTAGAAGCACAAATTCATGCTCCACAATTTATAATTCCGGATAAAGCAAATGAGGAAAAATAAAAAATAATATTATTTCTTTTATTTTAATTAAAAAAAAGAAATAAAAAATAATATTATTTCTTTTATTTTAATTAAAAAAAAGAAATAATCTAAACAAATATTATAAAACTATGGCTTTTGCTTTACTCGACAATTTAATGGCGCCTTTAGGAAAAGAACATTGCACAGTATATTATGTTCTAGGACTTCTCACTTTATTTTTCGCGGTTTTAGCAGTAGTAAATGGATTATTCCAGTGTTTTGATAAAAAATCGAGAACAACAGGATTTTTCTTAATCTTAAATTCATTAACTATGTTCTTTATGTATTATTTATATAGAATTGTATATTCAATGTGTATTAAAACATTATAAATTATTCAATATGTAAAAAATAAGCAAGTATCCAAACTAATACAAATGGAGAAAACGCAATAGCATCTAATTTATGGAATATTGTAATAATATATGCTGCCAATGCATGTATAGTTGCTGTTCTAATTTTTTTATGATTAACATAATCTTCATCTGTCATAGTTTTAATATCATATAAACCAAACATAGCAAAATATGACACAACAATTACAAATATAAAAGATAATATAAAATATTTATTTAAAACTAATTTTAATGCATTCTTTTTATCTTCTCTAATAATTATACTTATTATAGTAATAAGAATTAATAATATAAAAAAAATAGTAAAAAAAATTTTTTGATTAAAATTAATTATATCAATATCTTGTCCTTCCATTTATATAATATTTTAATATAAAAAAATTATTATTTATTTATATTAATGAAAATTCTTAGTATTGACGTTGGAATAAAAAATTTAGCATATGTCATAGTTGAACAATTAAAAAATAATGAAGAATTTATTATTAATAAATGGGATATAATTAATTTATGCAATAAAATACCTTCATGTTCTTGTTGTTGTAAACCTGCTAAATTTTCTAAAAATAGTGATTATTATTGTAAACAACATACTAAAAAAACAGATTTTAAAATTCCAACAATAAATACTAAAATTTTACCAAAAAAAAATTTAAAAGATATAACAGCAATTGCAAACGAAAACTATATAGAATTTGAAAAATCAACATCTAAAAGTGATTTAATTAAATTAATAGAAGAACATATAGATAAAAATTATCTTAATGTTATTAATATATTGAATGCTAATGATATTAAATTAATTGATTTGGGAGTTAATTTAAAAACAGAATTTAATAATCTTTTTTCTAATATAGATCTTCAAACAATAGATATTATATTATTAGAAAATCAAATAAGTCCTATTGCAAATAGGATGAAAACTATTCAAGGTATGATAGCACAATATTTTATAGATTGTGGAAACTATAATATAGAATTTATGTCAGCATCAAATAAATTAAAACTTTTTAGTGATAAAAAAAAAACGACTTATGCTGAAAGAAAAAAAATGAGTATAAATTATACACAAGAATTATTAATAAAAAAAAATATGATTAAAGATTTAGAATATTTTAACAAAAATAATAAAAAAGATGATTTAGCCGATTGTCTTCTACAAGGAATATATTATTTATCGACTTTTAATAAACTAAATATTTAGATTATATTATATTATTATAATATAAATGACTAATTCGAATGAAGAAAAATTTACTTTTAAATTAGAGGAAAAAAGTCATCTTGAACATATTACTGAGAGTGAAAATAATCGTAAACTAGATAAATTAGCAGAACAACTTGATAGTACGTTTTCACACCTTTTTTCACACCTTGATCCTCCTTTCTCTGATAAAATTAATTTCGAAAAAGTTAAAAATGGAATGAAAAGACAAATTGAAGCACAAAAAGGGGATCTTGATAACCCGAGTTATCTTACAAATTTACATAAATATTTAACAATATTTTATAAAATTAAAGAAAATTCAACAACTCAAGGTGTTCAAGACGAAATAAACGAGCTCTATGCCGCGCTCCCTCCACCAGATGAAACACCCAACCCACCGCTCTTGCCGCCATCGCCAGCACCCAAGGTGCCACCTCCCAAGCGGCGTGGTTTATTCGCCCCCCGCCGCACCGCCGCGACGGTTCACGCCGCATCCGCCTTCGCACCCTCCGCCGCTGCCGCCGACCCAGACGCACCAGCAGAAGCACCACCAGCAGCACCACCAGCATCACCAGCACCACCAGCACCAGCAGCACCATCGGCAGCACCACCAGCAGCAGAACCACCAGCAGCAGAACCACCAGTAGCACCACCAGCAGCAGAACCACCAGCAGGAGCAGAACAACCAATAGCACCAGCA